AGGAATTTCACAGGTACACTTCACAGGCGAATACCGCCCCGCATCGGGCCGGTTTTCATGTTCATTTTGTGAATTCCTGAAGCAGTACGGCTAAAAAGCCGCCGAGAAGATGAACGATTCATGGAAGAACGTCTCATGGATAACCCCTCTTTAAGACTGACCCCTGAATGGTGTCAGTCGTGACATTAGCAACAAGTGAGCAATGTCACAAGCCCGCCAGTAGATCGGGCTGACCACATACCCACCGCCAAGACCCCAGGGGCCTTGCCGCCCGTATGGGCGGCCCCTGGGGCATTGGCCGTGGATATGTGGACAGGGTAGCGGCATTACTCCCCGCCGCCCTCAGCGGCCTGTGAGGCCGCTTCCTGCAGCGGGGCCTGCAAAATACCGTGTTCCTGCAAAAACACGCGCTCGCCTTCATTGCCGAGCGCATCCAACAACCGGCCGGGATCATTCTCATAACGCTCCCGAATAGCAGAAGGCAGTCCCTCAAAGGCTGCCTCCGCTGCGCGCACCTGATTTAGCGCGGCTTGGTAGTCCGGAATATCCGGAATATCCAAAAACACCGGATCCCGCTGGGCGACGTGGCCGATAATACCAGTCGCGCGATACTGTTTCATGATCGTATTGATATCGCATTCCTCACGGAAGCTTTGCTTAGTGAGCATCTCCGTGCCAACGTCCGTTAATACAGGCTTATATTCTGGTCTCGCAAACATCGGTTTTCCTCTCAGCGCCCTAGCGCTCTTGAAAATGCCTCGCCAATCGCACGCGCGATAGACCCCATGGACCCGGCCTCGGCGCCCATGTAGCCCTTCCCGAACTGCCGCAAATGGTCCGTCTCACCCTTTTGGTGCACCATCCGAGCATCAGCCAAATCGCCTTCCATGCCCGCCTTATAAGCCGACATGTGGTAGTTACGCGCTTGCGCCCTTAGAACCTGGGGTTTTTCCAAATTCACCAGATATTCCGACCGAACCTTATTAGGCATCTCCGCCTCTGTAATGGCTTTCGCCACATTCAAGGCGGTATCGCTCTTAACCTTCAAAGCCATTTCACGGCTGACGGCAGTATCAGCTGCCACCTTTTCCAAATTCGAAACCAACGACGCCAAAGAAGCAGCGCTAGAGACCGCTGCTCCCAATTCGTTCCCCACCTGGGTGCTTTGTGCGCGCCCGACCGCACCAGCACTTGAAACGCCAGTTGCCATCGCGCCGGATGGCGTAGAAGCCCCTTGGGGTAACGCCAAAATAGGGTTCAGCCCAGCAGCCTTCAAATCAGCAACGGACCTCTGATAAGCCGAGTTGCTCATTTGCTCTTGCCAGCCTCGCTGAACCGCTGCTTCGGACGCAGAAAAATCCATAGCCTTTTGATTCTGCTCTACTTGCCAATCGCGGTTCAATTCCGACTCAGCCATATTGGCCGCAGTGGTTTCACGCGCGATCGTTTTATTTGCTTTGTTCGTCTGCTGTTGGCCCACAAAACCAAGAACAGAACCAAGCGCCGACGCGCCCGCTTGCAAAAAATTCATTAGAAGTGATCCATCATGCCAGGGACACCAAACACAGGCATAGGCCGCGCGCACCGCATCCTAAACCAATAATCGCCAATGAATTGAGGTTCAGTATTGACCGCAACGACGCGGGACACTGGCGGATTCTCCTGAATGAACGTGGAATTCAGTAGCGGCCTGCTCGCAAACTGTTGGGCCAAATGCCAAACATCCAGGGACCCGCTAACTCCAGACCGCATTTTGCCCGTAATCATTGACGGCTTGTAGCGATACTCGGCAAACCGTTCCTGGTAGCCCCACACGTCAGAATCCGCCGCCGTACCATCAGCGTATATTTCCCGCGACAAGACGGCTTGCTCGCCAATGTGCGCCAGGGCTGGCCAGAAAAAATCGAACCGAGAACGGCGCGACCACATACGATTCACACCCTGCTGATAATTCAAGTCGGCACGAACACAGGCAAGACCGAGCAGCACACAATGCTCGGTAAACGACTTAGTAAAACCATGGTTGCGCGCTACCGATACGCCATAGGCCGTCAACTTACCTTGAGGGGCGCCCGCCTGCGAAGCGCTGGTTTGCTCCACCTGATTAAACGTAATCGGACTCTGCCCGCCGCCTAAATACTCTGGACGCTGCAACCGTGCATCAGGAGAAACCACCCCAAAATGAGCGCGAACAATCTCAGTGTACCGAGTGCCGCCGCGAGCATCGCGCTCATACAATTTTTGTAGCTGGAAAGCTTGCCGAAGCTGGTTGATAGTCGCGGCTGAAGCCGACGACAAATCGGCATATAGATTCGCAGGATAAAGACCCTCTGACATACCGCTGCCGAGGACCGTCGTATTATTTCCGGCAAAACCATTGCTATCGACCGTCAAGGACCGCGAAGGCGCCGGCAAAGCACCACTAATGCCAATGCGCATTTTCAAAGCATTACGCGCCCCGGTCACCTGATCCGTCGAAGCCGTCAAAACTGGCGCCGCCAATCCAAGCGGCAGCGTGACAGCAGGGCCTTTTTGAGGCCAGGGCAAAGCCGAAGTAAAATAATCGTGCCGCTTGCCGCGCCGCTGCAACACATAGGTCCCCGGCGTATCGGGGCCGTTTCCTGTCGGCACCGTAAGACTGTTTTGGAGATTTTGATCCCTAAACCACACATTATAAATCAAGTTATAGGCACGGCACCAAAGCGCCGACACCTGTAACCCGGCTACCGAGGGAGGCAATCCCATATAATCATAAATCGACCCAACACCAAAACCGCCCGCGCCGCTGGTTATAGTCGGCACAAGGAAATCCGTGGAATCGCCCGGATTCGTCTGTTGCCCGTTCAGCCGTTCCCAATTCTCCCAAATCAAGCGAATCGGAACGGCAAAAAAGAAGGTGTTCAAAAACAGATTATCCATGAGCGGCGTCAAACTGGTCGTCATACGTGTCAGTCCGGTCATCGACACGGCGAACGTATCACCCGGCAACGCCTCGTCAACGAAAATAGGAATCAGTAAACCACTATCAAAAGCGGTTTTGTGGTTATGGCTCCTATCAAACGACGACCGCTGAATCTCGGCGCGAGGAACGCGCGAAAATTGATGGGTCATTGTGCTGGGATTGCTCATCATTGGTCATTCGTCCCTTCGAACATTGCGGTCTGTAACCGTTCTTCAATAAACTCGGCACCCATGCCAAGCATCGCCGGCACCGACAAATGGGTCACTTCACCCGATTGATCGTCAAACGACCCGACATGAAAAAGCACAAAATCGCGCGGGTGTTTCCAAACTTGGCTACGCTTATCGTTCGCCAACTCTTGAAACATACGAATCGCGTGCCCGCGATGCTGCGCAAAAAAGGGAGTGCCGTAAGACTCCGTCTTAACGTCACGTATTGCAAACATCTCCAGTATCATCGTTTTATCGCTCCGGATCGCGCTCAAAGCGCTCTGTTGTTAACAAGTTGAATTCATGCCGCTCCAAAGGAGTCGGCGGGTCCTGGGCCTGCTCGGCCCGTTCTATCGCTGCTGCTCTCCTCTTACTTGTGAACCGTAAAGCATCCACCGGGGCCTCCTCCTGTAGCTTCCGGACATAGAAAGACGGAACACGCCGCGGAGCGCCGCCAAGGACAACGAAACCCGTACGGAACGCGTCAGCATGGAAACGTCGCATCCAAGCCGCGCCGATGCCCGGACGCCGGCTGCTTAAGAAAAATTCCCGCGCAACTGACCATTGCTCGATCTCTCCCGTTTCTGAGTTAATACGCGCTCGCTGATACTGCGGCGCATTTTCGGCATCATCACCGAAAACCTTTTTAAGCGTATACCGCGCGACGTAAGCGCCGCTTTGAGGGGTTACCGTACCAATTTCAGAATTGCCGAAAGGCCAAACCTTTTCAAGGCTTGCCGATCGATACAGCACGTGTCCCGTTGGCGATTTCCGCCACGGAACGCGGTCACGCTGGAAAGCGTGACCGAAAATAATCAAGTGATAGTGTGGCCGCTGGTTAACAGTACCATATTCACCACAGGCAACGAAGCGAATCTTTAGAGGCTCCAATTGCTTACGGAGCCTTTTCAAAAATAGCTGCAAATCAAGAACACTCACAGACAGATTAGAAGGAAGATATTCATTAGAATAGGTTAAAGTTAAGAATGAATTATACTCAAACAGAGCAGCTTCATGGGAGATTCGCGTAGCCCACTCGCTGGCGCGACTGAGCCTGCAACCAATACACCGGCCACAGGGTAAACCAAAGGAACGCGCCCCGGCATAAGATTGCCGGGGCGAGAAGACCACGCCGCGACCAGGTGGCGCGGCGGGCGAGGCAGG